GGCGAGATCTACGACTTTGGTTGTGGGACTGGCAAGGCTTCGGTGGTATTTAAAAAATTCGGATTAAATCCAGTGCTTATCGACTTCGCTGATAACTGTCGCGACCCAGAAGCGGGGGATTTGCCGTTTTTTGAATGGGATTTAACAGACCCTATTCCTGGTAAAACAAAACACGGCTTCTGTACTGATGTAATGGAGCACATCCCCGAAAAGGATGTAGATAAGGTTATCCAGAACATTATGAATTGCGCCGAAAAGGTGTTTTTCCAAATATCCACAGAAGATGATTGTTGTGGCAGCTTAATCGGCGCGACACTACACCACACCATTAAACCGCATAAGTGGTGGTATAATAAGTTCCAGGACTACGATGTAATTTTCGACCACAATCTAGGTTCGGCGTCGTTGTTCTATGTTTCTCGACGAGACAACTAGGCTGCAAAATATCCGCTCTGCGATGGAGCGGGATGTCCCGTGGATGGATGCATTACCAACCCACGGGGGAAGGTGGAACGTATGCGCTGGTGGGCCTTCTTTACGGAAGGAAGTAAAGCGCATCAAGAAAGCAAAGGGGGTGATCGTATCTGTCAACGGGACGCACAATTACCTGTTGTCCAAAGGGGTAAAACCCGACTACTTTGTTTTAACTGACCCGCAGGAGCATTGTAAACGATTTGTAAAAAGACCACAGAAAGACGTTACTTACCTGGTGGCGGCCCATTGCGATCCCAAGGTATTCGACAGATTAGAAGGCTACGACTGCCGGTTGTGGTTTCCCTTGGATTACGAATTGCCCGTACCCGTTTCTATTGGCGGGGGGACTACAGTAGGATTGCGGGCGATTAATATAGGCTTTACACTAGGATATAGAGATATCCATTTATGGGGGTTTGACGGGTGTATTAAAGAATCACACCACGCCTACCCCCAACCCGAGAACGATGGCGAGGAAACCCGCATAGTCAAGTACCGAGGGAAAGAGTTTGAAATGACAGATTGGATGATTAATCAAGCTGCCAATTTCGACGAGCTGATGCGAAAGCATCAATTAAACATAACCGTCCATACACCGGGCGTCATTCAGCACATAAGGAGTTATTATGCCAGCAGATGACCAGTTACCAACATACGCACGATTTTACGTTCATTCACAGCTCCAGGGCGACCCTAACCCTAGCGAGCATAACAAACCTGTTTATAAGGATGTTGTCTATGCTGAGGTGATGATTAAGGGGGATAAGAATACTTCCTTTGCCCGTCCCAAAAGGGACTCAGACGAGAAAGACTACCCAATGGCGTGGAAAGCCTTTGTCGAAGGGAATGATGATTATTCCGAAGGTACTCCTTTAAAGAACATTCCAGGAGTTGGACTGTCAGACCAAAGGAACCTCCAGAGCGAGGGGATTATGTCCGTTGAAGACCTCGCCGCATTGGATGACAATGTGGTTTTGGGTAGGGCTGGCATGGTTGATCTTCGTAAGAAGGCCCAAGCGTATCTAAAGGTTTTAGACCCTGAACTGGAAGCACAGAAAGAAGCCGAGCGACAGGCCGAAATGGACGAATTGAAAGCACAAATTGCCGAATTGCAAGCGGCGCAGCAACCGAAACGAGGTAGGCCAAAAGCCACAGCATGACACTTTTAAGCATAGTCCAGGATGCCGCCGATGAAATAGGGTGGGACCGTCCTACGTCCGTTGTTGGTAATGCCGACGCTCGCCAATTCCTCCGACTTTTAAACAGAGAAGGTGAGGTATTGTCTAAATGGCCCTGGCAGGCGTTGGTTAAAGAACACACTTTCACCTTGTCCACAGCAGACCAGGACTATGCTTTACCGAGTGATTATAGGTCTATGCTCCCCTCAACCCAGTGGAACAGGGATAACAAACGTAGAATCATCTGGATAACCTCTGAGGAATGGCAATTCTTTAAAGGTTGGACAACTGTCAATGGATTAAATCTCAGGGCAAGATTGAGAAATAACCAGTTTGAGTTCGAGCAGACTATTACTTCAAGTGACAACGGCAAGACAATCGCGTTTGAGTACATATCTAAAAACTGGACACTCGATTCGGCTAGTAACGCCCAGCAGAAGTTTGCCGCTGATGATGATACGGCTGTCTTAGATGAAGAACTACTCACAATGGGATTAGTGTGGAGATTCCGAAAAGCCAAAGGGTTGGACTTTGCCACTGAACTGGCAGAGTACCAAGCCGAAGTGCAAAGAATGAAGGCACAGGACAAGGTGGCCCGAAAGCTGAATCTATCCAACAGCCTCAAGACCAGTTTAGGCGTGAATACCCAAGAAGGGGACTACCCGAGTGTCTAGGGTCTATGCCGCTCCCCCTCCTGTCGGGGGGTGGAATGTTAAAGATGCTCTTGCTGATATGCGGGAGGATCAAGCCGTTGTTTTGGACAATTGGTTTCCTGGCGAGGGGAAGGTATCTGTAAGGCCGGGATACACCTCTTACTCCACCGGATTAGAAGGAAACGTCGAAACGCTAGCTGAGTTTATCAACGGAACCAATCGTAAACTGTTGGGGTTTGCGAATAACAAAATCTGGAACTGTAGCGCCACTGGTGCGGCCAGTGACATTACCAATTCCATGACCATCACGAATAATCGGTGGCAGTGGGCGTGTATGGATGGAAAGATGGCGCTAGTCAATGGTACTGATGCGCCTCTACAGATAGCCTCAGACGGCGTTACAGTGTCCACACTGACCGTTTCAGGGTCAGGGCTTACCGTCACTAACCTAATCGATGTAAACGTCTTTAAAGGGCGTTCATACTTCATTGAGAACAACTCACAGTCCTTTTGGTATTCCTCTGTGAATACACTAGGCGGGACATTAACTGAGTTTGATCTTTCAAGAGTAGGCCAGTTTGGTGGGAAACTTCTCGCTATGGGGACGTGGACGCTTGACGGTGGTGCTGGATCGGATGATTACGCCGCTTTTTTTATGACATCCGGTGAGACTCTAGTCTATCAAGGTTCAGACCCAAGTACGTTTAGCTTGATGGGTGTTTATAGGATTGGCGCACCTATCTCTGTGAGGGGTGTTGTTAAATTGGGTGGTGATTTAACCGTCATTACTAAAGATGGGTATATCTCATTAATGGGGGCTTTGAAACAAGCCCGCCTATCAGATAGAGGTATTTTGTCCGATCAGATAAACCCCGCTGTTACAGATGTGGCTAAACTATATTCGGATAACTTCGGATGGCAGGCCATTCACTACCCTCGTGGGAATATGGTTATATTCAACGTCCCGATTTCTACTAACACCACTTACCAACAGCATGTCTTTAACTCTAATACGGGTGCGCCTTGTCGGTTTAGGGGTATTAATGCCCGTTGTTGGGGACTTTACAACGATAGGGCGTATTTCGGTGGGTCAGGTGTTGTGTATCAATTCGATGAAGGTTATGACGACAATGGGGCTAATATTGATTGTGACGCTCAGCCCGCCTGGAACTACTTAGGGTCTAGGGCAAGACAGAAGCATGTTACAGGGTTGCAAGTGGTTTTAATCTCGGACGGTTCTGCGGATGCCGCGACAGCTTTAGGGTCGGACTTTAAGACCCCCAATGTGGGTTATGTCGAACCTGAACAAGCCAATAGCGGTAGTGCTTGGGGGAGTCCTTGGGGGAGTCCTTGGGGTGGTTCTTCAGGAAAGATTACTAAAGACTGGAGAACCCGCAACGCCTTTGGTTACAGTATTGGAGCGAGGGTGAAAGTGAGAACAAAAGGGCAACTTGTTCGATGGGCGGCAATTAACTATATGTTTGAAGATGCGGGGCTGACGTGAGTAATGTTATTTTTCCTGTCCCTGAGAGAAACCACAACCAGGCTGAACATAGGATTCAACTCGCGAGGGCTTTGAACTTGAATTATTTTAACTTGCAGGTTTCGCGGGATTTGGTAGAGGATTACTACCAAGACCAGAAATTCGGACGTGCGCCAGATGGCGTGCAAAGCAGCGAAACCACAATCTGGGATAGGGCAGACTCCACGCCCACGCAACAAATATTAGTTCCACCTACCCAAGCCAGAATCCACGCTATTGTTTCAGGAAGTGGCAACGATACGAACAGCTCGGGTTCAGGTGCAAGGCAGGTCACTGTCTGGG